CCGACTCCTGCGTGAGCGTGCCCCCCTCCGCCACTACAGCGATCGGGACCTTCTTTCCGCTCTTGAAATACTTGTAGTTCAGCTCCTCTGCCATCCGGGAGCCGAGTATCCCCGGGGTGTTCCCCACCCATCGCGGCTCCGCATAAACGGACGTCGCGTCATTCAGCTTCAGGTGTAGGATCTGCGAGACATCCGGTCGACTCAACGGCAAAAACTGCTCGAACTCCACTTTCTGCGTCTTTTTCTTCTGGACGTACTTGCGTGTCCGGACCGGCATCAGCACTTCTTTCACTTCGCCGCTTTTGCTGAGATACGGGATGCGAAGATTTTCTTGGATCTGGGTTTCGGCTGCCGCGCGTATGTACTCGGAGTCCGCCGGGTAAACCGTCGGCGTATCCGCTCCGGCCGCCCAGGTGACCTCCAGATACCCGTTCCCGGTGCTTTCCAGCTCCCGAACTAGGTGCTTGACGATCTCCTCGGGCGTCGTCAGGGGGTTCATGATCTGCAGGAACTCTTCCGCCCGCGCCCACTCTTCGTCAGCCAGGGCTTTCTGCTTCGGGTCATCCAGGTCGATTCGCTCGTCGTACTCCAGCTGGATGCCAAAGTCCGCGACGTTCGTCGCGTACGCTTCGATACACTGCGGCAAGATGTTCGACTGGCTCACGATGGCTTTCAGCTGGTTCGGGGAGTAATCCGGCTGCACCAGCCCGTCATAGTCGCCCAGGAATACGTCCTCGATCTGGCGCGTCGCGGCTCCCTTGTTGCTGTTGTCGGCCTTGAAAATCGTGACCCGTACGTCGTTTCCGTGCGGCCGTTGTTTCGGTTCGCTCATGTCCTACCTCCTTTCCTTGACGCTGATGCGCTTCGTCACGCTGCGTCGTTCAGTGTTTACTGCTGCACGTTTCTTTTTGCTCGCGCTGACGGCCATTTCCAGAGCGTCCGGCCCGTCATCTTTTTTCGCTTTCGGGAAACCCTCCAGCTGTTCCAGAAACACCCGCGGCAACCCCTTGGCAAACCGCAGGTACTTGTTTTTGATGTCCGGTTGCAGGCGTGTGATCCTCAGTTCCTTGTCAGATGTTTGTTTCAGCTCCGAAATCGGCAGGTAAACGCCGTCTCTCATCGCTCGTTTTTTAATCTCATGGGCAAAGAACTCCTGAAACTGCACCGTCTCAACGACGAATTCCTCGTATTTCAAACCGTGCTCTGCGTAAAACTTCGCTCTTGAAAGCATGTCTTGGATGATTTTATCTGGGTGCCGAACTTCCAGATCCGCAAAAATACACCAGAGCTGCCCAGTTCTCTTGTGTTTTGCCACGTCCACGATCGCAGAATAGTCGCCGTTCTTCGCTTTTTTCCCGAGCGAAGGGTCGCATGCTCCGTAAATCAAAAAATCCCGCCTCAGTTCTTCCAAGGTGGGACCCGGTTCCGGTTCAATCAAGCCGTGGAACAAGCATTGCGACTTGTCGATCGGATCATTCTGCAGCTCGGAATAGAAAGCTGTCTCTGAAGCCAGCCGTGCGAGCATCAGGCTGTAGTAGGTGTGCTTTTCGGGCCACAGCACCTCTGTACCGCGCAGCATTTCCTCTCGGTTCGCAGTAAAGAACGCCTCGGCATCAGCCATTCGATTCGGGTTGTCTAGATCGAGAGCGATCCTTCGCCATTCATCCCAGAGATCCTCCCGCTCGGCAAAAGAGATAACCGCACGGTACACTTTGCTATCAAACAGGGGATTGTCGATGATCCTCTTCAGCACTGAATCGCTTTCCAGAATGGTTCCCATTACCACGATGTCCGTCAGCGACTTACCGCCCAACCCGGTACCACCGGCGCGCATTACAGCTTTCAGGAACCATTCCTCGTATGCCCAGCGCTTCTGCTCATCGGACTTGACGTTTTTGTCGTTCTCGATGTCATCCAGGATAATCAAGTCCGGCCGGTAGTTTTTGTACTTCAGACCGCGGATCTTACCGCCAATACCTTTCGCAATCAGACATACGCCGTTCGACGTCTCCATTTCGGTCACGTTCCACGTAGGGCCGCGGAGGTCGCCAAAGTCTTCCCGAATCCGCTCGTTTTCGTCCAATTCGGTCTGAATCGCATCGAGGTACCCGCTTGCCTGGTCCTCAGAGTCCGACGTCAAGACGATAAAATGTCGCAGCTCGTAGCAGGTGCAATACAACGGCAGCCCCAGCGTCAACTGTGTTGACTTGGCATGCTCCCGGGGAGCCGCCCGAACAAGCCGCGTACCGCCGCCTCTCTCCACCAGCTTATGCAGGTCTGAAAACACTTCAAGATGATGCCGCGAAAACGGCTGATAGAAATAATGGGGGAGGTAGGCTTTGCAGAAATACTCCATGTCCAATTCAGCCAATTGTCTCCGCAGGCCCTTCTTCCCTGTCAGCTGGACGTTAGGAGCACTGAGCAAGCCGTCGATCGTCTCATCGTCAAAGTGCCGTTTGAGATATTCGTTTAACTGCTCCAGTTCCCACGTTTCCAACCTCTGTACCTCCAAATTAAAAAGCAGGGATGAACCCTGCTTATGTCTTGTTATGTAATTCTCTCCAGCACCAGAAGGTAGAAAATTTTACCGCGTTGTTCGCGCTCCTGCGGTTGTTGCTGCACCAATATACATACTGCTCGTACTGGTCCGGTGCTATTCCGTGAAGGTTTGCGAGGTACTCGATCAATACCTGCCACCTCTCGGAATCTATCTTACGGGCGACCTCCGGCTTCTTTACCCACTCAAAAGGGTTTTGATTGTCCTTATCCATGTTTAACAAACTGGACATCGGAACCATGTTCCCTTTATAGGTACCACCGTGCCCCCAGGATACCGGTATGAAGTGATCAAACTCGATGTCGATCTTCTCCCCGGTAAGCGCACAGCCGCCGAAGTGGTCGTATATTTCTTTAGCTACTTTCTGGTTCCAATAGTAAGGCAGTAAACTCTCTGATTTGGACCGTTTCGCTTTTGTAAAACCTCTTTGTACGGCTTTATCGGCGCCGTGCGCTGAATCCTGCAAAGTTTCCGCATACGCCAGTGCATCCATCTCTCGACCGAAAGCTATATACTCCGGATCATCTGAAAAACTTAGCCGATCTACCGATTTTTGCAGTTGGGCCATTTCATACTCATGTAAGCCGGCTTTTACGCTTTCTAGTCCGTACCGTTTTACTACTTTAAGAAATGCAGCAAATTCGGGCGAGTCAACCGAAGGCCGAGATCTTCGATTCATCACTTACCGCCTATCTTTTTGATGTATCTGTACAAGGTGGCTTTGCTTATGCCGGTAGCCTCCACGATCTCGGGAACGCTCATGTTTCCAGCGTTGTATAGTTGGACCGCGGCCTCAATTTTGCGCTTGTCTGCTTTTGGTCTTCCGCCCACACGCCCGCGTGCGCGCGCCGCTTTCAGACCAGCCTGGGTGCGTTCGGCAATGATGTCACGTTCCAGCTCGGCGATGCTCGCCATCGTTCGGAAGAAGAACTTTCCGACTGGCGTGGTGGTGTCGATGCCATCGACCAGGGAGATAAATTCAATACCGTTCTCCTCCAGCTGTTTCGTCAATTCCAGCAGTTTGAAAGTGGAGCGTCCCAGACGGTCGAGCTTGTAGACAACAAGCGCGTCACCCGGCCGTAATTGATCGAGCAGCCGTGCCAGTTCCGGTCGATCGTCTCGCTTGCCGCTCATCTTTTCGGTGAAGATTTTCTCACACCCGGCCGCCTTCAGAGCATCCAGCTGTGAATCCAGATTCTGGTCCAAGGTACTGACCCGAGCATAACCGAATTTCATAGCGCCCAACCCCCAACCCTATATTTGTTGAGTTAAGAGTATCAAAAATGTTACGTTTTGGCAACTATGAAATGAGACTATTTTTTGATTCTAAAAATACGGTCAAACCGAGGCCGTAGGCCTCAAAATTTGAACCGTATCAGAAAGAATCGTTTTAGATACTGTCCGGGTCAGGCGTCTCGCCGGCGGTCTCTTTCTTCCGCAGCTCCCGCAGCCGGTTCACGATCTGCGCGTCTTCCTCGGGGTCTCGGTTGATCTTGATCTCCTGCTTGTCGGTAAACAGGGCCAGGTGTCGGCCAATCAACTCCAGGGCCTTTTGCGGATCCGTGCGTTTGATCACCAAACCGTGCTGCCCTTCCCTGATCTCCGTGATCAGCGTACCGTCTACCTCGGAGGCGTCCTTCAGCCTTAATACCCGGTGCTGCTCGTAAATGGGCTCTCCTTCGGGAGTCTCTCCCACCTTTACGAATTTTTCGTCCCAGTAAACGAAGTCCCGAATATCAGAGAAAGCCTGCCGTGCGAGTTGATGCAGTACCCGATCGGCGGTAATCTCCGTTCGCTTCGCGCGTTCTGCCATAGCCTTCTGGATGGCTTCTTGGATATAAGGTTTTCCAAGGTTTTCGCTACCGATTACAGAGGCCGTAACGGGGCTGTAACCAGCACGGATAGCCGCCTGTGTAGCGTTCAGATCAATCAGGTACTCTTGAACAAAGGCTTTTTGTTTCGGTGTTAAATCTGCCATTTCACCACCCCCTGTCTACCAAAATAAAAAACCCGCCGCATTTCGCGAGCGAGTTCGTCTGTTCTGCATAGTAAATCCAACTTACCATAAATATACGATAATATTCGTATAGCTGTCAAGGGTTTTCGCTACAGATTTTATCATAGACGGCCTTAACAGCCAGGGCCTTGCCGTTTACGTGCCGGTAGATGTGGTCGATCGCCTGATTACAGCGTGTGCGGTACTTCTGCTCCGACATCCCCAGCGCTTGCAAGGTCTTCTTCAGAGGCGGTTTGATGATCCAGCGTGCCTTCACCACCAGTTGCAACTCCCGGGGCAGGGCCTTGATCGCTGCGTCCAGCATGATCTTGTTCAGGTGTGTGCTGGTAACGCCGTCGTACGGCTTCGGACCGCTGTTACACGGAAGCGCATCGACAGGAGAGTCTCGCATCTGCAGCGATTGGTAGTTCTCCAGCCAGAAACGCACAACCTTCTTCGAAACATAACCCTCTACACGTATAGACAGAAAAACCACCTCCTGTAAGTAAAGTACTCTTTACTTAATAGTATTATATACTATATAATATAATATTTATAATTTATAATATATAATATTATATATAATATATAAGAGAGAGTTTTCGC